TTGCGGTCGTAGAAGGCCGCGTCAACATCGACGACCTGCTGCACAGCCGCCCCGGCGGTGTCGTGCGCCAAGACGCACCGGGCATGGTAACGCCGCTGCCGGTGCCGGTACTTGGCCCGCAGGGCATGTCGTTGCTGAACTACATGGACGAAGTGCGTGACCAGCGTACCGGAAACAAGGCGTTACACCTTGATCCTGACTCGCTGCAGTCCACCACTGCTGCCGGCGTAAACGCTGCGATCCAAGGCGGTCAAGCCAAGACGCTTATGATTGCGCGGACCCTTGCCGAAACCGGGCTACGGCCGCTGGCGCAGCTGCTGCTGTCGCTGGCTATCAAGCACCTTGACGGACCCCAAGCGGTGCGCGTCGGCGGCGACATGTTCGTCAACATCGACCCGGCCAGCATTGACGTAGACTTCGACGTGGACATTGACGTGGGTCTCGGCAGCGGCCGCGATGCAGAACGCACCGTCGCGCTGCAGCAGGTAGCATCAATCCAGCGTGACATCCTGCAGGAGCTGGGCCTGAACAACCCGGTCGTTTCCGTAGAGCAGTACCTCGAAACCGTGAAGCGGCTCGCCGCAATGAACGGCATCAAAGACGTGGATTCCATGTTCGCGACCGACGAGCAGTTGGCACAGTTCCGCCAGATGCAGGCACAGCAGCCGCCGCAGGAAGACCCGGACGTAATGCAGAAGCGGATGGAGTTCGACGCCGACCTCCAGCTTCGCCGAGAACGTATGCAGGCCGACATTGCCATCGAAAGAGAACGTCTTGAAGCGACCCTTGCATTAAAGCGCCAAGAAATGGCGGTCGAGCTTGAGCTACGCCGCGCCAAGCTCGCCCTGGGTGACGCCGCTGTTTCGACCAACATTCCGGGCGCTGCATGACCGAACGCGAGTTTATCGCAGCCGCCAAAACGCTGCTGGCCGATCCGTTCTGGCTGCAGCTTGAAGCCACGATGCGCGACGAAGCGATCACGAAGTTTGAGTCGTCCGAACCCAACGACGACGCAACGCGCCGCGAGGCGTTTTACGAAGCGGCTGCGTTCAAGCGTATCCGCCGCAAACTAGAAAACCGCATTGCTAAATTTGACCATGAACCGACGACACCAAGGAACCCGTGACAATGGCCGACACCCCAATTTCAATCGAATCAGCGCTGGACATGATCCGCGCTGCAGCTGCGCCGGCTGATGCCGACCCAGCACCTAGCGAACCAGAACAGACTGAAGCGGCGGTCGAACCGGATGCGGTGGCGGCAGATACGGTTGAAGCGGAGCCAGCGCCGGAACTGGCGACTGAGGAACCAGCCGAAGAAGTTGCGCCTGAAGCAGAGACACTAGAAGACGCCGACCCCAGCTACGTCGAACTGCCGGACCGGCTGCGTCAGGCCGAAGACGGGTCGTGGGAAGTGAAGGTCCGCGTTGACCACGAAGACGTGTACCTGCCACTTGACGGTGCACTCGAAAACCTGCAAAAACAAGAAGCAGCCGAAAAGCGCTTCATCGAAGCCTCTACAAAAGCAAAAGAGGCGGAACTGTCGCGCGAACAGGCTAATGCGCAACTGCAAGCCTACCAGGAAAGCCTGATGGCGATGCAGCAGGAACTGCAAGCGGTGCAGGCAGCGAGCCAGCTCACTCCTGAGCAAGAAGCCCAACTCGCCGACGCAGACCCCAAAGCGCTACTCCAGATCAAGAAGTTGCAGGAAGCGCGGGAAACCAAGCTCGCCGAAATCCAACAGCAACAGCAGCAAGCCTATCAGCAAGTGGTCGCGCACCAAGCACAACGAGCGATGGAGCTTTTGCCCGAATGGTCTGACCCGGAAGTTCTGAACCGCGAGCGGGAAGGCATCGTTCAGACCGCGCTGAACAGTGGGTTCAGTTCTGACGAAATCAACTCCATGACGGACGCTCGGTTCCTGCCGGTGTTGCGCAAGGCTTGGCTGTACGACCAGTTACAAGCAGGTACGCAATCAGTGAAGCAGAAACAGGCAGCGCCCAAAACCATGGTTCGGAAAAAAGCTCCGGTCGCCAAAGAGCCGACGCAACAGCGACGCCAACGCGAAGCAATGTCGAAGCTCAGCCGCACCGGGAAAATGGAAGACGCTCTGGGGGTTCTGATGGCCCGCCGGGGCTAACTTAAGGAACCGCTGTAATGGCACAAGTTACTACCGCAAACGCAATCGGCCAGAAGGAAGACCTTTCTTCGGTCATTTATCGTATCGACCCAGATACTACGCCTTTGGTATCAAATTTACGCAAAGTTACCAAAAATTCTATCAATTATGACTGGCAGGTTCAGGAGCTTTCCGCTGCTGCAAGCTCGCCGGCTGTTGAAGGCGCGACTGTATCGTCGTTCACTGACACTCCTACCACTCGCCACCAGAACACCATGCAGATTGCCCTGCGCGCTTACAGCGTGTCGGACACCATGGACGCTATCGACGCGGCTGGGCGCGAGAAGGAGTCGAACTACAACAAGCTCCTGCGCGGCATCGAAGTTCGTCGAGACGTAGAATTTACTCTGCTGACCGACCAGGCTGAAGTTGCTTCCGGTACTCGTAAGACCGGCGCACTGCCTTCGTGGATCAGCAACTACGACACTGGCGCTTCGCCAACTCTGAACGGCGGCTTCACCGCAGACGGCGACAACCTGCCCATCACCGACGCGGCTACTGACGCCGGTTCTGACGGCATCGCCGACGACTGGGGTACGCTACGCGCGTTCGCTATTTCGCAGCTGAACACTGTGCTGCAGGCGTGTCGCGAAGATGGGGGTCAACCCAACCTGCTAATCATGAGCCCCAAGCAGAAGGTATCCTTCAGCGCCGCTGCGATCAGCGCGCAAGGCACCAGCGTTCTCAACAACGAAGTGCAGATGCGTGAAGCTGGCGATGCCAGCATGACCGGCAGCGTGACGGTTTTCGTCTCCGACTTCGGATCGCTGACCACGACCGTAGATACCTTCTGTCCTTCGGAGCGTATTTACGCCATCGACACTGACTACGCAGAGCTTGCGACCCTGCCGGGTCGTAACTTTGCGGCACAGTCCCTTGCCAAAGAAGGGGACTCCACAAGGGGGTTCGTCGTAGCGGAATTCGGTCTCGTAAACAACGCTCCGAAAGCCCACGGCGCGGTTTACTGCCTGTCCTAAGCGACACAGCAACCGGGGCGGCCATAGCGTCGCCCCGGCTCACTTTTGGAGGCGGCAATGACCCTGCGACGCGTTAGCAAAACCGGCAACCGCGAAACCCTGATCCAGCAGGACGACCATGGGTTCGTGACGGACGTTTACACGATCCAGAAAGCCGACAAGCTGATCGACAAAAACCGGACCCAGCGGAACGCTGACCGCAAAGGCTCGCTGATCGGCAACACGCAGGCGCATCTGAAGGAAGTCGCCGACATACCAGCAAACCTTTACTACGACCTGGTGGGCAAGCACGGTACGCCGCAGCAAAACCCGACATGGTGGAAGCGCTGGTTGAACGACTACGACAACCGCGTGTTTCGTACCTCGGAGGGTAGCGTATGAACACGTACAGCGAACTGCAGTCGTTCGTTGCGGACTTCCTCGCACGCGACGATCTAAGCACGCAAATCAAGACGTTTGTCCGTCTCGCAGAACAGCGGATGTCGCGCGAACTAGACATTGCTCTGCTGGAAACCACGACCCAGCTTGCCGTGACCGCAAACGCCACCACTACCGCGCTGCCCACGGACCTGCGCAGTATCCGCGAAGTTGCGAAAATCGTGGACGGGGTACGGACTAACCTGTCGTATCTGACGCCAGCGCAATACGATGTTCGTATCCGCGACGCTGGGCAGTCCGCGACCGAGTTCTACACTATCGTCGCGAACAACATTAAGCTCGCCGCCGTACCGACCGCAGACCTGACGCTGGAACTCATCTACAACGAAGGCGTCGCGCAGCTGTCCGACACGGCAACCAGCAACACGCTACTGACCCGCCACGGCGACTGCTACCTGCACGGCACGCTGAAGCAGGCGTTCGACTTTCTGCAGGACGAACAGCGTAGCGTCTACCACGACGCACAGTTT